GCAGACATAAGTATTTTGTTTTCTGTAATCGTTTTAACCAACGTAATAAACAGTTTTGCTAGTGCACCAATAACAGGTACTAGCGCTGTTCCAATTTGAGCGTAAAGCTGCGCGATAGTAGGCAGTAGCTGTATAATCACGTCAAAGATTGGCTGCAACGCAGGGAATAACTGACGGAAAGTGTCAGCCAAAATGTTGATGATCTGCGTAAACGGAACCATTGCAGTATTGACTACTTGCAATATCACAGGCACAAGCTGCTGTATCAATCCTAGTAGTGGCTCAAGTATTGCGCTAACAAGATTAAGCAACGGCCCAGATAACGAAGATACAAGCGTGCTGATAGCTCCGCCAATCTGTTGTAGAATAGGCGCAAGCGGAGTCAAGATACCCTGCAATACAGGCAGCAGCGACTCAAGAACAGGCAGCAGCGTCTGCGCCAATGGTATCAGCGCTTCCAGTAACTGCGAGCCGATCTTCTCGGCTATGTGCGGAGGATGCAGACTTTGCAGCTTTGGTAGACAAGGCCATAACAAACGGCGGCACGTTTACCGAGCTAGACTTGGCAGAATGGGCAAAGACAAACGTAGTAAAAGCCGCGGCATTGCATAAGCAAATGCAGGAACTACCGCATACGCTATCGGCGCTATTGCTTGGCATTGACTGCATCAAAGCAACATGCGATCGCACAAAGCTAGCAGAGCAGGACGCCGCGGATTTTGATAGCGAGGGATTCTGGCATCACGTAACAATGAGCGATGTCCAAAAGTATTGCACGACATTACTAGACATGAGATAATAAATGGCAAATAAAGCTACCGTCAGCGTTGGACTAGATATAAGCAGTCTTAAAAAGTCGCTCAGCGACGCATTAGGGCAGCTCAATAAATTAACCGGCGCAAAGCCAAACGTAAAAGTAAACGTAGACAGTAGCGAAGTAGACGCCGCGGATAAAAAGATAGACGGATTAAGCAGCACGCAGACCGTCAAAATAGACGTCGATACGAAAGGCGCTGAATCAAGCGCGGGCGGACTATCTAAAAAGCTAGGCGGGCTAGGAGCTATCGCCGGCGGCGCTTTGGGTGGAGCGGCGGCACAAGCATTATCGGGCGTTGTAGGCGGGTTGAAAGAGGGCGCACTTGCTGCGGATCAGTTTGGCGATTCGCTAGAAGTTGCATTTACACAGCAAGGAATAGCGGACGTTGAAGGCGAGATAGAGAAAGTAAGGCAGTCATCATTGGGGCTTGCTAACGACCTTGGCTTGCCGGTAGAGAGAACGCGCGAGTTAGCTGCAAGGGTAGCATCAGTATCGGGCGTTACAGGCAAGGCCGCGGAAGATTTAACAAAGCTGTCTGCCAGTGTCGAAGTATTCTCTAACGGCGCCGTATCGGGCGAGGCAGTACTTAAAGCGTTTAACGGGTCACTGTCTGACCCTGAAAATCCGGCAACGTTGCAGCGTTTGGCAAAGCAATTTCCAGAACTTGCAAGCGTGATAAACAGCACGGCGACACCTGCAGAAAAAGCGGCAAAAGCCAATGAAGTACTAGCTAAATCCTACGAAACCGTAGCGGCACAACAAAATGATGTAGGCGGCATTCTCAACAAACTGCAAAACCAGTTAGGCGAAGTATTCGAAAAAATTGGTACGCAGTTACTGGAAGCGCTAATACCAATAGCGCAATCTCTACTGCCAATTCTTGAGTCTATACTACCTGTCCTAGAAGGTATCCTCACGCCGTTGGCGCCGATTTTGGCGCAGGTGGGTTCTGCTATAGCTACGATTGTTCAATCGCTCTCAGGGCCGTTTCTGTCCCTAGTATCGGCAATCCTCGAGCCAATGCTCGGATTGATTCAGCAGTTGGTGCCGGTGTTATTGCAGGTAATTCAAATCGGAATGAAACCGCTAACGGATATTGTGGGCATTCTAGCACAGACATTTCGCGATCTATTTCCGGCATTGCAACCGATATTCGACGTTATCGTACAGCTATTGCCGATTGTAGCGCAGTTGGCGGGGGAGTTGCTGAGCGCATTGGTGCCGGTAATTAAGAGCGCGGCGGGGCTATTCGTTACGCTTGTAAAGGCCATTACGCAAAACAAGGTCATAATGGCGGCGCTAAATCTCGTATTGCAAGCGGCAATAGGTATCATTCGCGGCGTTGTCGGCGTGGTGCAATTCTTTGCGGGTGCGCTAGATGCTATAATTGGTACGATAGACTCCGTTATACAGTACATTACGCGACTTATCAATGCTATTGCGTCTTTTGATCTTAATACAATTAAAAACGCTCTGCTAGGTATTGACGAACCGGCAAATGGAGCGGCAAAATCTGTAACAAAAGTTACGGATGCAACAAACGAAGCCGCCAAAGCAACTGACAACTTAGCCGGCGCTAACAACAATCTCAAAAAGAATCCACTGCCAAAGGGCGACCCGGAAGCCGCAAAGAAGTACGCCGAAGCATTGGCGAAAGCTACGGAGCAACTCGCTGGGCTTACGACTGAACAGCAAAAGGCGCGAGAACTTGCGGCGGCTGACGACTTGGCTAGTGAGTCGGAGCGCGCATTAAAGCGTTTAGAGATTGAACAGCGCTACCAAATACAGGCACTAGAAGCAGAGCGTAAAGGACTGACAAGCAAGGGCAAGCTACGCGAAGCGGAAGAGGCCGTAATCAACAAGCGCATAGAAATTTTACGCGAAGAAAACGCGCGCAAGTTCGAAGACATTGAAGCAAAGGCGCGGCAAAATGCGTTGAAGCTAGAAGAGGAAAACCAAAAGAAACTAGACGACATTACAGCCAAGTTTGCGGCTGATCGTTTGGAGCGATTGAAGACGCAACTAGCCGCGGGTAATGCGTCCGTAGCGAGCGAATTGATAAGCGCACAACGCTCTGTACTAGAGTCTGGATTATCAAACGCGCTAGATGCTATCGTAGAACAGACGCCGGCATTCCAAAAGGGTATAGCAGAACTCAACGCCAAACTAGCGGCGGGCTTATCAGTAGAGGAATTTAGAAAGCAGGCCGCAGCACTACGACAAGGTATATTCCAAGAGCTGCAAGCGCTGCCAAGTGACACAACCGACGTATATGCGTTGCAGATTAGAGCGGCTTATACGAAGACCGGCGATGAGATTGCAAAGGGCACCGCGGAGATTGTAGCGCAGATTAGACAACAGCAGGTAAAGCAAGCGGGCGATATATTCGCGGACTCATTGCGCGGTATTGGCGAAGCATTGCGTAGCGTAGACTTTGCGACGATATACGGCGATGCTGCCACGCAAGCGGCTAGTTTGAATGAAGAGCAAGAAAAGTTAATACAGAATTTGAAGGATGGCGAAACATCGTACCAAGATGCGGTAGATTCATTAGCCGAATTGACAAGTAAACAGCAGGGCGCGGCATCGGCAACGGCGCAAGCTATTGCCGCATCATTTCAAGCTATTGCCGATCAACAGGCAAAGGCGGCGGAAGATGGTATAAATCAGCGTAATCAGAATTTGGAGCGCATACGGCAAATCGCAGACGAAGAATTGCAACTCGCAAAGGATAAAGCGGCGGCATTAAAAGCTATTGAAGATCAACAGTTCGAGGATGAAAAAGCAAGGCAAGCTGCGCGTGAGTCTGTAAATGCGGACTTTGCACAGAAGGAAAAGAACCTAACGAATGAGCGCGATAAGCTAGCGAAGCAGAGCGAAGAAGTGCAAACAGCAGCTCTAAACAATCTAGCAGTATCAGCAGGCGCAGCGTTTGCGTCGTTGGTTGCGGGCGGTGAAAATGCGGGCGAAGCGTTAAAGAAAGTAGTCGGACAAACCGTTTCGGCGTTACTTGATTTGTATACGCCGTCGATATTGGCACTCTTTTCTTCTATCATTCCGCCGCCGTTTGGGCAGATAGCCGGACTTGCAGCGGTGCAAGGTTTGAAGGCGCTTCTAAATGCGGCGCTCAATGGATTTGAAGAAGGCGGCTATACTGGCAACGCAGGTACAAAGCAGGTCGCGGGCGTCGTACACGGGCAAGAGTTCGTAATGACGGCAGATGTTACACGTAAGAACCGCGCGCTCTTGGAGCACTTGCATAGCGGCAAATCGGTAGAGTCTTTCCCGGCGCTGCAAAAGATGCTTGCAGAAAATCAGATAAGCACAATACCAGTAACGGAGCTGCAACTAATGCGCGGCGAATTGTCCGCAATACGTCAGCGTCTGGACTCGATGCCGAATGGAATAGAAGGTAGCATGGGCGTAGATGTAAACGTCGGTATGGATACTTACCTATACGAGCGCGATAGATCACGAATGATCGCAAGAAAGTTGAGGGGCTAACATGTCAGCAAAAAGTAATTGGACGCTAACGCTATACGGTAGCGATACGGACACGGCTACAACAGGAACGGACGCCACATACGGCGGCGCTACGGTAGCTATATCTTCGCTAACGTCTACGACATCGAAGAGCGTATACATACTTGCTCCGCAATTTGATTACGCATTTGATACGATTACGTTGGATGATGTGAGCGGAACGAAATTAGCATATACTACAAGGCGTCCAAAGTTTGATATAGAAACGTACCCATTTGCATACAACGCGACAGCGGTTACGTTAGAACAGGATATGGAAGATTTGATAGCGCTTGCAAACATTATCGAAAGCAAGGACTATCTGTACCTTCGCGTAGATGGTGGATCGCGCGCGTATCCCGCTGCAACATATGTCTATCCTGTTGTACTGACGCAATGGGCAACGTCTGTAAATAAGCAGTACGGTAATCGTACTATGACGTTATCATTTGAGCATAGAAAGCGCGGATAATGGCATTTTACCGAATATCGCGCACCATGCCGAACGGCTGGAATATGCGACTCGATTTTATCAGCTACGACGGATCGTTTTCCGATACGGTTACAAACCTACCAGAGATTGTCATTACAGAGATCGGCGCTCTAAGTGCAGAATTTGATTCTCTGCCGTATGGCCTTATGAATCCAATGACGTTTGGATTTACGCTTATTTGGAATAAGCTACCGGCTACGATGCAGAGCAAACTAGAAACCGAGGGCACTGATCCTAGCTTGCGGCGCAATACGTGGTATCTATACACTGATCGCGGCACAAACGGCGCTACGTACACGCTTGAGTTCGTAGGATGTGAAGATAATATAGAAGCGCTAGAATTACAGCCGCTTGATAATGGCATGTTCGGCTATAACGTTGAACTTGTAGACGCGGCGTATTTCTGGTTAAAGACAATAACCGGGGCTGACGTTTGGCCCGGAAATGCAGTTTCGCAACCTAGCGAAGTGAACGTCTGGCAGATAAAGCTGCCCGGCTCCGATGTTGAGCAACTGCATTTATTAGGCGCGGTTGGCTTAAATGGCACCTTTGTGAAATTGGTAGACCTATTAGACCAGTACAACAACACGAGCGTAAATTTTACAAGCCGCATTACTCATTGTGCAGCAGCAGGCGGCAACTTCGACTACGGCAATAAGCTAAAAGACGTCTTTACGCAAGCGGTCAGTTGGTACGCTCCTGCTAACATTACATCGCTGCCGCGTACAGCGGGCGTATCAAGTTTGGCAAAAGACGAAGTATGGGTATGCAGCGCAATCTATCCTAACAACTCAACGACGGCGGTAGGCGGTCTGTTTAGTTCGCAGGATAAGTACGGCATAGCTAACGCCAATACATCGGCGTACGATGTGCTCAGGGACTTTTGCGAGCAAAGTGCGGTAAGGGTAGGTTATAGATTTGCATATACAGGCACCGGCGGCACGACACAAATACGCGTAGTGTTTGATGTCAAAACTATAACAGAAGGACGCGATGCAAGCGGCTCCGACGAAACGCTATCTCTTGAAAGCGCGCTGACGTATTCGAGCATCACAAAGCGCGGCGATAACATCTTAAAAGCGGAGGTGCGATTTGAAACCGAATCGGACAAGGACGCTACGGATATAGTCAAGATCGAGCGTGGTGCAAGAGCATCGCGCAGCTACAACATCGAGCCGCGTCTGCATAATATGCCGGTGCATATTGACGATACCAACCCTGCGGACGTATGGCCTTTGTATAAAGCGCCGATGAAGCAAACAAATCAGATATACGTTCGCGGTAATTACTACTCACCGCCCAACGGCAACCCGTCTAACTTTATTAAACTACACGAAAAGACGGCGATACGCTACGGTTTGGGTGGCGGCGAGAGCATAAGCGTAAACGTAACATCGCTTGAATATCCGGCAGGTGCTACAAACTTTAAGACCAATGCAGAAAAGCAGGCAAGCTACTATCTAAAGTTAAACGACAACCAAGTTAATAGCTCATTATCGGCGGCGCTGTGTACGCTATTACTGCATGTGTTCGCTGATGAAGATAACGCAATTGTCGAGGTCGAATGGCCTTTGAAACTGTCATCTAAACTTATGCCTGATTACGTAGCCGGCAAATACACCTTAACAGGCGGGGCCGCTACGGAGTTTACTACGATCAACTGGTCAAAGGCAATGCCGACTAGCATATCGGTCGATCTAATGCAGGGCAAAGCAACACATCGCTACTTTATGGTAAAGCAATAATGCCTATAAATGATCCTATCAAGAACCGCAAAGTAGCTCCGGCGTCGCTGGCATTTGAGCGGGACAGCAAACGCAACGGCGCGACGTTCCAAGTTGGTACTACGCCAACGTCTACGAACTATCAGGACGTTGTAAATATCCGTTACGGCGATATCAATCAACTGTACATAACAAACCAGTACATAACTACCGACAATGACAAGCTGATGAAAGCAATGCACAATGCAGAGCATCGGGCAAAGCATTGGGTAGGCGATTACAAGCGCACGTTTCATTGGGATATAAAGCAGGATCAGGTATACAGCATTAACGGCTGGCAGATTCTAGCGTTTGATAATGAGGTGATACGCGCGCAGGGTGCAAGCGAAGGCGGTACGCCGGTAGACGGCTCTGCATATTGGCAGTATGTTTGCCCGGAAGATGCTATCGGCGCGTATTGGGTATACTCGCATCTAAATCTACAATTTGGTGCGGGCGAAAGTATACGCGGTGCGCGTATGGCGTTCTTTTTAAATGGTCTTATTTATCGCGTTATCGATCAGGTAGATAATAACATGATGGGCGAGAACAACATACGCGACGTAAGACTATCGGGTGGCTGCCATGTGCCGATGCGTACCGGCGATATACTTACCGTACGTATTTACGCGCTTGATAATACGCCCGGCACAAATACGGCGCTATATCCGACAAGCGTTTACGGCTATGTTAGCGGGCATCGCGAAAACTGCGACAATTACGAACTAATAAACAATCCGGTATCGGGACTACTTTACACATTCAACCATCAATAACATGAGCTGCCTACCAAATACACCTATTGCGCCGAATCTTTTGAGCGCTACCAACTCAACAGACCTCGGATGGATCGACCTAACCAGTGTTAGTACGTCTGCCCTTTCACAATACTACCCGCTTTCAGGTACGGTTATGACATTTGAGGGCACGGCCTCTACGACTAATCAGCACATGATTCTACGGCAGTTGGAAGTAGAAGAAACGGCGGCAACATCTGGCGATATCAAGAAAGCGCCACTGCATGTATATCTATATACAAATTCATCACCGGGAACGCCAACACTAGGCGCGGTGTATAATGGCAGCACGACAAATCTGATAGCCGTGATTCCAGTAGCGCAGGCCGATTATGTGCGGATAAGCGATACAAAGTGGGTAGCTAGTGTAAATCCTAGCAAGTATTATCGTACGGGCATAGGATCAACAGCCGGCTATCTGTACGGCGTTGTTATCAGCAATAGCGCGACTTCTGTAACATACGCTGCCGGTGTTGGTATGCGTGTTAAGGTGATTACCGAAGCAGGTACGGCGCAATGATTGACATTGAAGAGCTGATAGCGCAGTTACTGGTTATCGCATACGACGATATTGCACCGGTAAGACGCGCGCAGTTGTTGCACGTAATCGCATTTCTCGAGTCATGGTCTAAAGATCACAAAGTAAAGGCCAACTAATGCCCCTGACTACACACCGAATACGCGTAACGGACGAAGAGTTGGAGTTGGTAAATACCCTTCGCAAAGAGAGGTTAAAGACTCTATCCGGTTCTAGTCATAAGAACATACAGGCGGCTATTGCGGTAGCGGAGTCGGCTACAAACAACGAACCGGTGCAAGTTGGCGCGGTATTTGGCGGCGCTCCGAAAGCGGCAATGATTGCAGGCGAGCTGCGCGACGAAAACGTAACGGATATTACATCGTCGCGTATTGGCATTATATCAGATGCTCACTGGCCTTTCCATGATTTGCAACAGGATAGCGACGGCAACTTTTACGGCGCGTATCTTACGGCTATTGAGTGGCTAAGGGAACAGAAGATCGGAACGCTGATTCTAAACGGCGATATGCTGGACTGCTTTAATCTATCTTCGCATGAAAAGATAGAGCGCAAGCGGTCGTGGAAGTGGGAACTGGACGTATCGCGAGCAATGATTAAGCATTTGCGTGAGTTCTTCGGCGATAAGGTACGTATAGTATATCGCGAGGGCAATCACGAAGAACGCTTCAAGCGCTATATAGCAGGCAAGGCAAAGGAATTGGAAGGCAGCATCTGGCTCGAAGAGCTATTGGGGCTTCGCGAGCATGGTATAGAGTGGGTGCAAGATCGCGATAAGATTGTAGCCGGTAAATTGTGGATCGATCATGGCCACGAATGGTTTGGCGGCGGCGGCGTGAACCCTGCACGTAATTACCGAATGAAAGCGGTAGACAATGTTCTTGTAGGCCACGTACATAAAACATCGACAGACCTATTTCGAAAGCCGCTTGATGGTTCTTTCATTGCCGGATGGTCGGTAGGTTGCCTATGCGATCTAAACCCGCGCTACGCGCCCCGTAACAACTGGAACCACGGCGTAGCGTTGGTAGAGTTAGAAGCTGACGGTAACTTTACCGTGCATAACAAAGTAATACTGCAAGGCAAGGTACGATGATACCAACATCATTTAAGCTAGGCGGCAATACATGGAAAGTGCGACTATACAAGCATCTCGTACAAATCGGCCCTAATAATGACGTACAACATTTGTACGGGCTTTGCGACGTAGAAAGCAACATGATAAAGATAGCCAGAGCGATCGATGGTCGTGTTTGCTCAGAGGAAACTATTTACAAAACATTCATACACGAATTTCTACACGCGGCGCTCTATACCTGCGGGAAAGCATATCAAGATGAGGAACTTGTTATCGGTCTTGAAAACATGGTCTGGCAATATCTACGAACAGCTCGCGGCGGTCAGGCCGCAACCGTTGCCAACGGAGTACAGTTGGATAACGATAGCCCGAAAAGAGCTAGGGCAAAGCGAGCAGCCGGGAGCAAAGCACAACCCGCGAATCGTAGAATATCACCAACTAACAAAGCTACGCGCAAAAGACGATGAAACGCCGTGGTGCTCATCATTTGCTAATTGGTGCTTAAACAAAGCCGGCTACCCTATAACCGAATCCGCAGCGGCTCGATCATGGCAGACCTACGGCGCGTCATGCAAACCGCATCCGGGCTGTATCGTAGTGCTCACACGCAAAGGCGGCGGGCATGTTGGTTTCTATGTCAGGGAAACGGCGGCGTATGTGTATCTTTTGGGCGGCAATCAGGGCAACGCGGTAAGCATTGCGGCATATTCAAAGGATCGCGTTATAGCTTATCGCATCCCGAAAGAGCTAAATACTTCGGATTCTATCGTATACGACGCTAAAAACGAAAAAAAGTTTACGGCGTAAGTTCATATAAATAACATACTTACAAGAAAGGTGAAATTTATTTTCACTTTTTTTTGCTTTGCCCTATTGTGTAAACAAAATGTTTACTTATACTTGTAACGTAATCAATACACACAATCAAACAGGGACACGGCAATGACAGATTTTGACTACAAACTCGAAACCGCTTGGAAGTTTGCACAGCTTAGTGACGAACAGTTCGACGAAGCTAATAAGCAAATCAGCGATCTAATCAAAAGCGGCAAAGCAAGTCGAGCAGTATTTGACTTTTGGGTCGTGTTGATTATAGCCCGCGACCGTTGGAAAGCAGAACAGAACCTTAACTAACAACAACCGGGGCGCAGCATCCGAACAACTGCAAACATCTAACAACAGGAGGCACTATGAACATCGGGATTGAATTTGCAACAACACGCGACGCGCAGGGCAAGGTATATTGGCGCGTAATGCCAACCATATCAGGCACGGCAAAGCAGCGGCTATACACGGCATCGGCGGCTATACTCATTGGCTTTGCAATCTTTATGAGCTTGTTCGCTATGGTAGAAACGCCCGACCCTATTATCAAGCCAGATCAAACCGTTACGTTGTGGGGTGGAAAATGAGCCGCACAAAACGCTATTTGCATCTGGTAGAAATGGACTCAAAACGCATTATCCAAACCCTACCATCTGCATGCACATCCGCTTTTGTCGGCAATCGGTCTGTTATCCATTCGTTGTTCATTCGTCCTCCAATATGTTAATCCGTGGCCTCGTAATTCCTAGCAAATCGGCCGCGTCCACGATACCGCGTACGATTGCTATTTGTCCCTTCCAATGTCCGGCAAACGTGTACTGATCTTCGGTTAGTTTACCCTTTGCCTGCTTTACTTCGACAAGGTAGTTACGCCCCTTCCATCCTACAACCAAATCGGGAAAGCCCTTGCCAATCGTGCTAGTAATTGCTACCGACGCTCCAACAGATCGTAGATAGTTTACTATTTCCGTCTGGTTTA